ATCTCGCGGTTGATTTCAGCAAGAATTTCTGTGCTGAGAAGATTGGCGAGTTCGGCTTCAGCGTCAAGACCGTGAACAGCCTTTAGGTCTTGTGCCAATTCGACAGAGTAATTGCTGCTTAGAGCGCGAGTACGAGCTTGAACAGCAACGCGGTCGATGGAGAAAGACATTTGGTTAAAGGATTTATATGGATCACTTGCAGCTGCACCGCCACCGATACCTTCACCAAAATTTGTCAAAATACCACGCATAGCGTTGAAGGAATTGATACCAGTTCCATAGTTAAGATATGCATTTATACCACCGCATGAACCGCTATAGTTCCATGCAGCGCTTAGACCGTAACCAAAGGTAATACCACCGAATGATAGACCAGTAAGGGTATATCCTGAACCACCGTAAACTGGTTGTGGTTCTTGGAACATAGCTTCGGTGTAATTGTTGTTGCCATAAGTGATGCCGGGGAAACCAGATCCATATTGCGAACGCATCGCAAAGATGAGGCCGGTTGGGGCAGTCATAGGTTGAACGCCGCAGATGTCGTATGCCATGAGATTTGGCATGGAACGACGAACGAGGCTGATTAGAACGGGGTCATAACCAGAGACAGAACCAGTGTTGTAACCAGTGGAGGTGGCAGGACCACCGAGGTTACCAGAGCTCATATCCTCAGCTAGGTATTGGCTACGAATGGCTTGCTCTTGGTTTTCAAGAAGGACGGCAGTGACCTTCTTACGGTAATCATCACCGATTGGAGATAGTGCTTCGTGATTGAGCACTGGATTCCATTTCTCGGTTAAAATGTCATATGGGGTATTATCTTGAAATTGCATTTTAGTAAATTCTCCTGTGAGTTAAAATTATTTAGTAATTAGTAAAGTTATAGTTTCTTATTTAATCTACCCAATACATTTGCGTAGTTTTCTACGAGTGTTGTTGGAGCAGAAACAGTCTTTGAGAAGGTCATATCTTCATCAACTGCTTTTGAGGGTGCAGAAACTCTATTACCCTGCAAATAGTTTTCCTTGATGGCTACCAACTTGTTACGATACTCTTCGGGAGTGTTGAAGTTGATATTTTCCATCAAATTTTGTAGTTTGTTGACTTGAGTGTCAGCAAGATTCTTGGTTTCGGCAACAAAGATTCCAGCACACTCGGTGAGTGCGATCTCTTTCTTGAGATCGATGCTAAACTTCATGGACTCATTGAGAGATTCTTGAAGCTTTCTGTTTTGCTCATAGAGTTCATCAAGAACATTGTACTTCTCGTTTGGAACATCAATGTAGTGATTCTCAAAGAGATTCTTGAGGCCACTGATGAAATTCTCAGCAATAGTGGTCTTGATACCTTGTTCGACGGCAACAGTATTCTCTGTCATCCACTCTTCAACAACGTACTCAAGATAGTCATCAACTTTTTCAACCAATGAATTGGTTACATTAGAGAGATAGTCTTTGGCATTCTCATCAAGTTCAACAAGAACCTTGGCAACTTCTGATTCAACTCTGTCAGAGACAGCAGCCTCAAAGATTGCTTCAAGTTGTTCTAGAGAAGACTTATTGACATTATCTTCACCAAGAAGAGAAATGATGGCATCACGGAATTGTGCCTTTAGTTCTTCGTTGGTCTCAACAGGCATTTCTTCTTCTTCGCCTTCTTCGCCTTCTTCGCCTTCTTGAGCATCATTATCAATAGCAGTATCTTCTTCGCCATCTTTTGCAACAGTAGCACGCATACCTGGAGCAGCAACTCTCATGGTTGCGGGTACGCCAGGTTGACCAGCAGACGCTGCAATTGCAGAAACACCAGTTGTGTCAACTGGAGGGGGAATCATGGATCCACCGCCGGTGGCTACCATATCAGAACGTCCAGTTGCATCCATAACGGTCTTTACTCCACCCATTACTTGGGCAGCGGCTTCAGATAAATTTAGTTTTTTGTTCTTTTTCATGTCAATTAATCCTTAAGGTTAAATTATTTAGTATATTTTAATTTTTAATATCCTCTGAAACCAGAGGGGTGTCCCATTGAACTTGCCGCACCAGCGCTTTGGACTGCACCAAGTTCTCTTGTACGTCTCAAAACTTCCTTACCACCCAACATTTCAACACCAATTTTTAGACCTAATAGCGGATTATACGGATCTATTGCTCCTAAATTTTTGCTATATTGCATTACTTTTTGGGCAAGTGGATTTTTTTCATTTGCAATCGCTTCCGTTCCGGTCAATTTTTCTATTTGAGATAGTAAATCACCTGCTACAGCTTCAAATCCAGAAAGAGCCATTTCTTGTTCTTTGCTAGCACCAATGCGTGCCACATCTAATGCACCTTTCAAAGAAACATTACTGTCGGCAGCAGCACTACCAGGTTTGGCAGCAGCACTACCAGGTTTGGCAGCAGTACTACCAGGTTTAGCTTTAATTTGTGAAGAGAAAAGACCTTTGGCTAAAAGCAGTTTTACGGCTGCAGGCATCATTTGGTCTGCAAAATCCAAAGCACTTTGAGCTTGACCTAATGAGGTTATATAGTCTAAACCACCTTGGGTATTGTCTTGTTCTTCGCCCTTCTCATTTGTTGTACGTGAATTTGGAATATTAGAATTACCCCACATTATGGTTCCACGCAAACCTTGATCTTTTGTTTTTCCCTTTTTATCTTTTTTTGTTGAAAGAAAATCTCCAGGTTGAATATCATCTCCTCCACCCAATCCTTTTCCACCTGCACCACCATTAAAAGTAAAAGAAGGTCTCTTTTTAGTTTCTTTTTTACGACCAGGAGGTACAAAAGTAACACCAGTCATAGATTCTTCAGATAATTGAAGAATGTATTTAATATAATCTTTGGAACCTTCGGTGATGCAGTCAAATGACATTACATGCTCCTAAAATAATCGTTGAATAGTTTGACGATATTTTCGTTTAAATCTCTTTTGGAAGAACTTTTAATGATTTTTTTGGCATTGTTGAATTCTTTTTCAGACCAGCTGCCATTTTCAAGAATCCATTCTTTTCCTTCCATGATTCCATTGACGAAAGCATTTGGAGCTGATGGATCGGCTACGATATCAACCGCAGCAAGCATGAAATCTTCTTGAACTTCTTGATACCCATTCTTACTCTTTAAAGAACCCATACCACGAGTAGATACACCTAGTTGCGCACCTTCTTCAATTAGGTTCTTTACAATACGGCCCATGGGTGTATCCATGATCTTAGCCTTACCGTAAATAGTATTGCCATCTTCATGAAGTTCCTTGACAATATGCGAAACACGGTCAAGATTAACAGTTGGACCAGTTGGATGGTTTAGTTCACCAAGAGCACGGCCTTTATCAACGTACTCCGTGATATATCTCTTGCATTCCTTAATAAGAATGCCTTGGGGATATACTCTACCATTGCGGTTCTTTACGCTGGCTTGCATAAAGATACCTTCAATGAAATAAGCCTTATCACCGTTTTCAGTGTTCTCTTTGATATACTTAATATCTTCGTTTATTTCAGTTATTAGTTTCATTGGTGGGCTTTATGATGGTTTTTGCGACAGTTTCGTACATTCCTTCAATCTTTTTGCCAGTCTTCTCATAGAGAAGCTTGGAGGTATTCTCTTTGAAAGCAACTACGTTCTCATCAATCATATTCTTTATTAGTTCATTTACTTTGGGATTCATTTTTGTAATACCTTTACTTTTTGGCAAAATTCAAGATGTTGATCTAGATTGGCTTTGCTTTCAAAAATAGATTCAACCATTAGGGTTCTATTTTTTGGGCTAAGTTGATCAAATAGTATCTTGATATCTTTAAGTTCTTTCTCTGTTATATTTATAACACTTTCATTTTTTAATTTAATTTTTGATGGATTTGAAGGATCGTATGATTCCAAAAACTCAACAAAATTTTTAATTTCTTCTGATTTAGGAGTAAATTTGAAAGAAGGCTCAAATAACTTCTTCTGGGTATGAATTTTTAAATATTCAATATTTTCATTGAGTTCTGTGCTTAAAGCACTTCTCAGAGATTTTTTGAATTCCTCATCATTATTTTGAATTAAACTTTCAAAACTCTTTTTTAGAAGTATGGTGCTAGTTTCATTCATTGTGGTGCCTCTCCTTCGCCAGCAGCCTGTTGTTGAGCCATCTGTGCCATTTGCTCGGCTTGGATTCTCTGTCTATCAACTGCTATTTCTTTATTCATTTCTTGCATTTCTTCTTCTGTTTGTTTCAAAATTTTTCTACGAACATATTCTGAAGAGAAATACTTTCCAACATATGGATCAACAAACTGAACCATTTTTAAGCGTTCTGCCAAAATTTCTGCTTCCTTGAGATCCCAGAAATAATTGTCGGTATTAAATACTACTTTGATTTCTGGACGAAGTTCGTGCCAGTCATCTTCAGTCATTATACCTTTTAGGATCAATTGAACTCGCAATAGATCCAAGAACAACTTGCTAAATTGATGGCGAAGTCTTTCAATAAATTTATAAAACTAGACTTCTTCTCTGGTAATTTCTACGGAACGGCCCATATTAAATCCAGTTTGATCTGACATCAAACGACTAAGAGGAACGTTTAATGAAGCATACAACTTCTTCTTAAAGTATTCTACGTCTTCAATTTGAGACATGGCGTTACCACCGGGAAGAGTGGTAATTTGTGTACCATTAGAACCTTCACGGCGAGGAATCCAATAATCTTCCAATACAGAAAGATGGTTTCTTTCGTCACGCACTTCGCCAGTAGTCTGATTGTAGATCAGACGTGTGCGGAAACGGCTCATCATGTCACGGACGTACTGTTCAGCCTTTTGCTTAGGAAGCTGTCCTACGTCAACGTAGAAGACTCTTCTTTCGGGTGCACGTGCAACACGGTAAACTAGAAGAGAATCTTCTAGTTGTCTCAACATGTTCAGTGGTCTGATTGCTTTGTGCAGATATCCAAGAACTCTCTTTGTATTGAGATCAACAACGCCAGATGGAACATAAACTATACTGTCTGGAGAAAGATGCAGACCACCTGGTCCAGTCAACATATATGTTTCTTTATCGGTATTGGTATAAAGATAATACTCTTCAATCTTTTTGATTACACCAACTTGAGTATTTCCGACTCGTTCTTGTTGTTTTTCAACTTTACGAATCTTTTTTATCTTTAGAGGATCAAGAGGAATAATTTCCTCAATTCCATTCATTGGTTGATCTTTATCAATTGCAATATTATAAAATATGCGAGAATCAATATACCATCTTCTAAAAATTTCATATGACTTTCCATTGAAATCCATTAGATGGATGATTCTTTCAAATTCTTTGTAAATCTTTAATTTAATTGGCTCGGCAATTGGAACACTGACAAGATCTAATTTTACTGGTTTGCGGTCTGTACCCGGTACAATTGATGCGTTTACAATTTCATCAATAGCATTGTCTACTTCTGGATAGATAGACATATTGCGATATTGAATGATGGATGCACCTTCATCACGAAGGTTGGCAGCATAGTCCAAAGCAGTTCCAAAAAATCCACCAGCTTCAACTGTAACAGTTCCATCAAAGATTTCAGGAGCAGCAATATTTTGCGCTACAATCTCATTTTTTTTCTGTGGTTCGTCCTTTGTTCTACCAAACTGGAATCCAAAAATATCTATTTCCATCAATAATTCCTTTTTATAATCTGTCTCTTTGTGTTATGCCATCAATCGAAATTGTATCATAAACAAAGACTACGTTAAAAGTATTTAACACATTTGGACGAGCCATGCTAAAAGACATCTCATTTATTGTTCTGGGCCACAATCCATTTAAACGAAAACGCTTTAAAACATTTTCATTCAATCCAAGATGTTCAATATACCAGTTAACTTTATAGTTTGGGGTAACTGAATATCTTGTTGTATTGTCAACATGATTGTTTATAAAATTATGCCACCGATGAAATCTTTTCCACAAATCTCCACTATCTGTGTCATCTACAATGGACACAGACCATGTGGAATACAGTTTTTCACCGGGATAATTTAATTTTCTACCAAAATAGTCATATGAAACTGTGCTTGTCTGTAGAGTAGGTATAAGAGTTGATCTAATATGAAATGGAATTGCGGTTCCAGCATTATTCGAATTGCCTGCATTAGAAGCAGTACCAGCACCAGAAGGAAAACTTCCTGTCACCAAAAATCTATTTTGGCGGGTACCACCTTTAAAGTTATCTTTAAATTCATTTAGTGATGCCATGGTCAGATTCCAGTAAGTATGTCTATATAATCAAATGTTAATGTCACATCAAAGGTAACAAATTCAGATGAGCCTAAGTCAAAATTAATTCCACCAACTTCACTTGGCCAACATCTATTTAACTTAATTTTTCTTAATACTTGACCATTTGGTCTCAATTGTTCTATAAAAAAAGTAGTTTGTAAATTGGAATAAGAATAATTGTTACCTTCTACTTTATGTGTAAGATGGCCATCCAATTTTTCTTTCCAACTATTAAATGCTTTCCATAAAGCGCTGTCATTATCATCATAAATTCTGACTGGCCATACTGAATATTGACGGTCTCCGGCAAAATACGCCATTCTTCCTCTGTATGGAACACCTATAACACCAACATCTGCTTTTGGTAATGAACCAGATGATATAAGAAATGAACTAGTAGTATTATTATTTCCAACATTTACTCTACTGGGAAAATTAGGAATAACACGAAAACGGTTTGCTCTAGTACCGCCCTTAAACCCAGCTTTAAATTGGTTTAATGAGTTATATGATGCCATATTATTGGTTTAGAGTTATATTAAGTGTAAATGAGGTTGTTCCAATTAATGGAGTTACATTTACAAAGATTGTAAGTGTTGATACATTATCATTGTTGTTAGTAGAATCGCAAATAACTTGATTTTTTGTAGCATCCAAATACGTAGTATATTGCAACAAATAATTTGTTATTTCTCCAGTAACTAGATTTCTGGTTGTTGAATTATTTAATTCATAGAGATATTTGAGACCAATGTTTGTAATATCTCTTTTCATTTTGGCCTTCATTTGAGCTGGGCCAATTCTTTCATCAACTATTGGATTAGATGTTGAAGC